ATATCGAGCTTGATCCGTGCTTACGGCATTCGGTGTAATAAAACCAACGCGATCAGTTGGCTCCAGGTTGGCAATAACGCGAGGTACGCGCATCCCGCTGCCTGGGCGACCAATGTAACCAGGAGGCTGACGAGTTACGTTGTCTTGTTTATAAGTAGAGCTAGAAAGGAAGAACTCTGATTGAAAACCAGACTGGCTAGAAATGCTTGGTCGCTGTGCAACTCCATCCGCATCCCCGCTTTCGATAATGTCTTGCTTAGGCCGAGACGAAAGAAGTGTCGGATTACCAAAGAAGGAGAGATTGGCACGAATATTTTTAACCATCTCATCGTGAGCGATGATCTGATTCGCCAACCACTCAAATTCACCAGCGCCTTCAGTTCCAAATGCGTCCGGATTATTAAAAACTTCAACACACGGAATAAACTCCATAGTGTTGACAACTGTTTTCTTGTCAAACACGCCGAACTCCATTGTCGGCATGTCGAATGTGATTTCTTGCTCGCTGTGATACTCTTCAATTTCTGTTGCGGTAATACGGAGTCGCATATACCGCTTATCGGTATTTAAACCGACGCCCTGGAAGCCACGGGTCGATTTAACTTTGTACGGATAAATGATGATGACTTCTTCTAAGTCACCCTCTGGTGAATAGTAGGTCCGATATGAATCCTTATCAAACCAATAGAGTCGATACGTTTTCTTGGTCGGACGAATATAAAAAAGCCCTTTCCCGTATGCTAAAAATCGATCCCAAATAGAATCCAGCCGTGCATCCAGCTTGTTGAATTTAATGACTTGCTGAATAAAATCAAATCGCTGGGTGCCTAAATTATCCTGAGCCGGGAAAAACTCTACCCCTTGGCGGATCCCAAACATTTTCATTTGGGAAAGGTGCGCGTTCACCAGCATGGTGTCCGCTGTACCCGTACCGTCGCGGGTTACAACTGCCTTGAGGATAGAGTCAAGTACTGATTTGCTGCTATCGCTCATCGGTGGTTAATCGGTTACTGATCAATATCGTAGCCTGCTGTCAACCGTTTGAGTGTAATTACATCATCCTCAACCTCAAGCTCAAATCGCTCGTTGGGCTGAAGCGCCATGTCGTGGCACAGTTCGTCAGGGAGAGGAATCACTGCAGAGCCATAAGCGTCTTGCTCAAGCTCAACGTTGTAATAGCTGGTGGACATTAGGTGATGACTCTTCTAGTTTAAACGAGAATACTCTAACCACAGTTAGTACTCAACCTGCAAATTACCACGAGTCATCAGTCCGTTACAGGTCCACACCAAGGCGTCAACGCAGTCGTCATGTGAGCTAACTCCAAAGTTAACGATCTCGTCAATCAATGGTCCAAAACGACGATATTTGTTAAAAATTATTTTTCTCTGCTCAAAAAGACCCATAATTCCACGGAAACGCGCAACTTTATCGCCACGGAAGCCTTTTACAGCGTGCCAATTTAAGTTGTACAGGCCATGGTCACCAAGACAGATACGCTTAAAGTCTGCCTCCAGAGATGCCTGGTACGCCACAGCTTCAGACCAAATGTCAATGCTGCTGCCAGTGGGGAAATATTGTCCATTGTCCTTATGTACAATGCCCCACTCCTCGCACATCTCCATCAGGGCTTCCAGTTTCTCCAAGTTGCCCATGATGCGAAGGCGTTTGCAATCAATGATGTGGATCTTGTCCTTGACTCTTCCGCCTAAAACAAAAACAGTGTAATCATTCTGTTCACGCACACCAGCCGACAAGTCAACGCCAATGCCGAGCGTATCAAACTGCGTTGCGATTGTTCCTTTGACAATCAAATCAGGAGACAGTGATAGCTCACTGGTCTGTACGATTTGATTCTGGTACTGAAAACTAAAAGCAACTGGAGCTTGTCTTCTGCGATCCTGAAGATACTCAAGCGACCACATTTCGGGCCAATAGGAAATTTCATCTCCATGCTCATCAACTGTGATGGCTGATTGAACAATTTGCACCCAATCATTTGCAGGGATAAAAGTGCTGTTATGAATGTCATCATGACGGAAACGTGTTCCAAGGCAGATGGCGCGCCCACCTTCAAACATAGTCGGAACAATAACCGAGTTCCAGTTGTCTTCCATTGCCGCACGAATATCCCTATTTTTAATATCGTCTGCAGATTTAATCGCGTCGTCAATAATACATAGGTGGGAGCGCTTAGATGTCACGGCACCCTTCAGACCAGCACAGCAAACCGTAAATTCTTCTTCACCCGTTGACTTAATTCCAGCAAACTTCCAGTCAATGCTCCAGTATTCGTTCGAGTTGATGCCTTTGGCGATTTTTACATTTGGAAATATTTCACCGTATGTTTTACTTTCTTCGATGATTCTTTTGATTGCCGCGCTTTTTGGGCGGGCAACATCAACGGTGTACGAGATATAAAGAATTTTGAGTGGCTTTCGATGTAAAGCATGGATACCAATAGCCCACGCAGTAAACAAACCTAAAACAGTTGATTTGGCACTTCCCCGTGGGGCCAAAATATCGATATTCGGTCCACCGATACCGATTAAACATTCACTATCGTTTCCTGTGCACAAATAGCTGTGCCATTCTTTATGATGTGCTGCCGGTGGTTTGTCACCAACCACCTCGCAAAAATATCCAAAATCTGTCCGCGCTCGTTCAATATCTACGGTAGAAGTCTGCTTTACAACGCGCTTCTGTGCAGCAGCTCGCGCCGTTCGTCGATATACGGAATAGATACTCGTGCCCGCCATGCAGGTAGCATAGCTGAATAAACCTTAAGACTCTTCAGCCAAAATTTTTGTCCACACACCCATCGAGGCTTCCTGCAGCGGGCCTTCGATTGGATCATCCCGAAAAATAGATAACATCTCCCGCAAAGCACGGTCAGCACCAGCAAGGATTAAACCTTGTTTATCCATCAGAACTTTTTCATCATTCAACTGTTTGATGGCACCACGAAGCTCTTTTTGGAGCATGGCGATACGAGAAGTTCCCATATCCTGTTTCACCATTCCCATATCGATTGCATCTCGCAACTTTGCAATATCTTGCTGCATGGAATCAATTTCCATCTCCAGTAGGCCACTGAAATCTCGCTTTTTAAATTCTTTCTTGGACCATTCATCGCACTCGACGATGCTACCTGTAAACCCGAGGAATCGGGCATACAGGTACATCTGAATCGGAGAATTAGTGCGCTTGCAGAATGTAAGAAAGGATTCGCGGTCTTTATCAGTTAAACCTTGAATCCAGTCAATCATGTTCGGTACTGACGTTGAGCTTTTTCGTAGGCCCGATTTTCTTTATACCGCCTGAACATTTCTTGTTGCAGTTCGGTCAGTCGGGTCTCTTCTGCGGTTGTACGAACTGTAGCACGCTGTTCTTGTCCCGTCAGAGCAATTTGCCGTTCCTGGCCAGCAAGTAATTCGGATTGTGTTTTTCTCGCTTCTTGACCAGAAGCTGCAATGCCTAAGCGCTGCTGCTCACCTGAAGTAACAAGGCTGAGCCGTTCTTGTTCACCTTTCGTGAGAAGCAATCCAGTTTCCCCGGCGAAGCGCTGGCGTTGCGTTTCTTGCTCGCCTGCGATTGCCTGGGCCTGCGTTAAACGTTGCTGCTCACCTGTTAAACCGATCTGGCGCTCTTGACTTGCTAAGAGCTGTGCTTGCGTTAAACGTGCCTGCTCACCGGAGGCGGCAATTCCTAAACGTTCTTGCTCACCTTTTGTGGCAACGGTTTTGCGTTCTTGTTCACCTGTCGTGGCAAGAGTAAGACGTGCCTGTTCAGCTTTTAGTGCTTCAGTTTGGCGCTGCTGTTCTCCTGTGATGCTAATTTGGCGTTCTTGTCCAGCAAGTAACTGTGCTTGTGTCCTGCGTGCTTCTTCTGCTTGCTTAGCCAGCGTAACGCGCTCTTGTTCAGCTTTTGCAGCTGCAGTGGCACGTTCTTGTTCTGCTTGGGCTTGTACAGTTAAACGCTGTTCGGCACCAGCGGCTTGGGTGCGTCGAACATCTTGACCAGCGAAAAATTCGGAATTGGTGCGGTCAAGCTGTGCACCAAGCTCCATGTTGAGGCGTTGCTGAGCAGCACTGGCCTCATTAAGCGCTACTTGAGTCTGTAAAGATTGGGTAGGTACAGGAGTCGGCGGCGGTGGAGGTGGCGGCGGTGCGGCATATACAATTGTCGGCGGCGGTGGCGGTGAAGAACGACCCATGACTCCTGTTGTTTGTACTTAGTTTACTAAAGCTGTGTCAACCGACCTGAATGTATTGACCAGCGAAACGCCCGGCAAAGTCTTTTGCAGCTTGCTGTTGAGCAGCAGTCGCACGCATTAAATCAGCTTCACCTGCCTGAGCAGACTGCATTTGAGCCTGCTTGGATGCCATGATGTTCTGCACATTAGAAGGCAACTGTTCAGCGAAGCGGCGATACGCTTGGCTTGCAGCCAAATTACGCGCAGTGGACTCAGCACCAGCGGCACTCAAAAAGGGATACAGCTGAGATAACTGTTTACCAGTTAACCAAGATGATAATTCAGCTGCTTGCTGCTGTTGTGCAAAATCAAAAGGAGCAGTAGCTTCACGCCATTTTCGATATGAATCGAGAATGGGGTCAATGCTGGGAACTGCATCTTTAGTTTGCTGTTGAAGGTCTACTTCACGCTTGCCAGTGCTCGTATCCATCCCTACCGTTGGATAAGGGAGATTCGATGTAAATCCTTTTCCAACCGACTCTGGGGACCAATCTTTAAATTTGTATTTACCTTGGGCCCCGAAAGCTGGCTGGGTGAAGGCAGTGGGGCCGCTCCAAATTGCGGCGCTCATATCACTGGTACTGATACTGGGAAGTTAAAGCTGCACCAGCTTGTTGGGCTGCGTTAAGACCCATCTGCTGAGCAGCTTGCTGGCTACGCTCCAGCATGTTAGCTGCGGTGGCGATATTTTGACGCACACCAGCCGCAGTCAATTGAC